AAATAATTCATAAATTGGTTTTAATATAACTTTTACGTTTAGAAAATCTCCTGCTAAATACAATAACAGGAGATTTTCTTATGGGTATTCGCGACGAAGTTATTAAAGACATTGAGCTTAGATTGGGTGGAGGCATGGTAGATGTAGAACTAGATTCTGCACACTACGACCTTGCGTTAAATTCTTCTCTTAGAAAGTATAGACAGCGCAGCCAACGCGGAACCCAAGAAAAGTTCATCCCTTTAGACATACACGAAGAACAGCAGTTATATCAACTACCTTTAGATGTAGTTATGGTTCGTGACGTTATTTTACGTCAAACTGGTACAGCAGGTACTAGTGGTTCGGGCGTTGATTTCGAACCGTTCAACACTATGTACTTGAATAACATGTTGCTACAGAACAGCAATAACTTTCAAGGATTGCTTAACTACGAACTTTACGCAGATAGACGTGAATTGTTAGCTAGAATGTTTGGCGGGTATGTAACATTCGACTTTAACCAAAACGATAAAAAAATATTCATACATCGTAAGTTTAGAGGAACCGACACGGTATTCGTTTGGTGCTGGGTTGATAGGACAGATGGAGATTTATTATTAGATCCGTATGCAGGTCCTTGGCTAAGAGATTATGCATTTGCTAAAGCTAAGTTTATGTTAGGCGAAGCACGCAGCAAGTTTGCTACTATAGCAGGACCGCAAGGTGGCACTAGTCTAAACGGCGATGCACTAAAAGCAGAAGCGCAAGCGGATTTAGATAGATTAGACGAAGATCTTAAACTATATACAGAAGGTGGTACACCTTTAGGTTTTATTATAGGTTGATATGAGAGAAATAAGAATCACTAGCGAAACATTTCGATTACCGGGGGACGATCCAACTATTCCCGATGCTTATGTAGATCCAAATGATTTAGCAGAACTTAAAAAACTAGCAGGCATTTATGACTTTAGAAACGTGCAGCCATGTACTGCTACGCAGGACGCTGCTAAAGAACAACCAAACTTAGGCGCTTACCAAAGAGATCATAACATTAAGCCCGGCACAGATGAATGGTTTAGACTTTGGTTTAGCCGCCAAAGTCTAACTGGTGAAACTCCCTACGATAAAGAGTAAATTTATCTTTACAATTTTTTTGTATTACTATATACTAGTGATATGAAAATTTATCTTGACATGGACGATGTTGTAGCCGATTGGCTAACTCGAGCTTACGAAATATTAGGTAAGCGATGGAACATGGGCGAACGAATCCCACAGCACGAATGGAATAAGCTAAAAGAAGACATGCGGTTTTATAGAGATTTACCTTTAAAGCCCGGCGCCAAAGAACTTGTTGCTTTTTGCCAAAACTTAGTTGATACAGGAAAAGCGCAAGGCTTATTCTTTTTAACAGCTATCCCGCATGATTACTCTGTACCGTATGCAGTACAAGATAAAGTATGGTGGGCAAATGAACATTTCCCCGGCATCCCTGTATTCATTGGACCGTTTAGTCACGACAAGTGGCGTAGATGTACCCCAGGAGATATTTTAATCGACGACCGTATTTCAAATTGCGAAGAATGGCGGCGAGAAGGCGGCTTATCTCATATCTACAAAAACTGGGAAGATTGCCGTATTTGGTTAGAGGAGGTAGTAAAATGATTATTGGAATTTGCGGTTTCATTGGTAGCGGCAAAGACACGGTGGCAGACTACTTGGTGAATGTACATGGTTTTCGCCGCGAAAGTTTTGCTAATACATTAAAAGACGCAGTTGCAGCAGTATTTGGCTGGGATAGAGTATTACTAGAAGGTCGCACTAAAGAAGCAAGAGAATGGCGAGAGCAAGTTGATACTTGGTGGGCATCTAGACTAGACATTCCTCATTTAACTCCTCGTTGGATTTTACAGCAGTGGGGGACAGAAGTTTGCCGCAAAGGCTTTCACGATGATATTTGGATTGCTAGTGTAGAAAACAAACTGCGAAAAACAAAAGATAACATTGTTATTAGCGATTGTAGATTCCCCAACGAAATTACAAGCATTAAAAATGCACACGGTAGTGTTATTTGGGTACAGCGCGGAGAATTACCTAGTTGGCATATAATGGCTGCAAAAGCAAATAAAGGCGACATTGTTGCTAGAGCAAAGCTAGATCAACTTGGCGTGCATGCTAGCGAGACTGCTTGGGTAGGAACGGATTTTAACGGCATACTTGATAACAACTCTACATTAGACGATTTATACGCACAAGTCGAGCGTATAATGGTGCAACCAAAAATGTAAAAATCGCGATTCTGGCTAAATAGCCATCTTTTCTCCAAAAACTACTAAATAGTAGTAACCTATAAAAGGAGAACAAAATGGCTACATTAGTATCCCCAGGCGTAGCAGTAAGCGTTACGGACGAAAGCCAATATGGCAGTGCAGGACAAGGCACAGTTCCGTTAATCATTCTTGCTACCCAAACAAATAAAACAAATTTAAGTGGTTCCGGTTATGCACAAGGGACTACTCCTGCAAACGCAGGTAAGCCATACTTACTAACAAGTCAGCGAGAACTTGTTGAGTTATTCGGCCAGCCTCAATTTAAAACAATCGACGGCACACCAATCCATGGCGCAGAAACAAACGAATACGGTTTATTAGCAGCTTATAGCTTTTTAGGCTTGGCTAACCGTGCTTATGTTTTACGTGCAGATATCGACTTAGCACAATTAGAGCCAAGCATAGCAGAACCTGCTGGCGCACCAGCAAACAATACATTCTGGTTAGATTTAGCTAGCACAGCATGGGGTGTTTTCGAATCTACCGCAACCGGCACTGGCTCTTGGACAGCAAAAGCAGTTACATTGGTTACTAGCTTATCCGATACACTAGGCGGTGCAGGCGTTGTTCCTACTGGTACAGTTGGTGGCGAACCGGTTACTACAGATTATCTAGTAGTTGCAACAAGCACGGTTTCTAGTTACCAGTTATATAAAAATGTAAGCGGTACATGGACTATAGTTACAAACGCAGGTTTAGGTAAAACAGTATTTGCAGCACCTCACTATTCTATCCCTTCTGCAACAGCAATTGGTGATGTCTGGGTTAAGACAACAAGTCCTAATTCGGGTTTTAGTGCAGTAGTTAAAAAATATGTCAGCGCAAATATTCCTGCAAGCAGCCCATGGGTTGCACAAAACGTTTCCGTTTATGCAGATGACTCTGCTGCTACTACTGGTTTTGGTAGTGCGCTAACTGCTGGCAAAATTTATGCCAAAGTTGCTTCCGGCGCAGCAAACGTAGAATTACGTACTTACAACGGATCTGCGTGGACAAGCCTAGGCGAAGAAGCTGGTGTAGATGCACCGGTAGGCCCAACAGCTAATGGTACATTATGGTACAATAGCGTATTAAACGTTGACATGTATGTTAAGGCAAACGGACAATGGGAACCAGTAACAGGTACTATTACTATTGATGCTACTGCTCCTTCTAGTCCTGTAGCAGGCGATTTATGGATTGACAGTAGCGATTTAGAAAACTATCCAGCTATTTCTCAATTCGATGGAACAGTATGGGCAGCAAGAGATACTACAGATCAAACTACTCCTAACGGCGTATTGTTTGCAGACTTAACATCTACACCTGCAGATACTTCTAATGGCACCGGCGGCGCAACTCCGGTTGATGCAGATGCCCCAGATGCATTGTTATATCCGGATGGTATGTTAGTTTGGAACAGCGTAGTTTCTACAGGCAACGTTAAGCAATATAATTCTACAACTGGTGTATGGAGTACATACAGCGGTAATCGTGCAGACGGACGTCCTTTTACTTTACGTAAAGCACAACGTCAAGCGGTTGTTCGTGCAATGCAAGAAGTAGTTAATGCAAATACACAAATCCGTGAGGAAATGACTTACTTTACATTAATCTCCGCTCCTGCTTATCCAGAATTGTTAGACGAAATGGTAGCACTAAACGTGGATCGTAAAGAAACAGCATTTGTTATTGTAGATACTCCTTTCCGTCTTGCTCCTCAAGCGCAAACATTATTAGACTGGATGAGCGGAAATAATGCAGTAGTAAACGGCGAAGATGGTTTAATTACTAGCACAAATACAGCAGCAGCTTACTATCCAAGTGGTATTACTAGCGACTTAAGCGGTAATGATGTAGTTGTTCCTGCAAGTCATATCGTTTTACGTACCATGGCTTATAACGACCAAGTTGCTTATCCTTGGTTTGCTCCGGCTGGTTTAACACGAGGTGTTGTAACTAACGCAACAAACGTTGGTTATATTAATGCAGAGGGCGAATTTGTTCCTGTAGCATTAACAAACGGACAGCGTGACACTTTATACGGCGACGGTAGCAGAATTGGTATCAACCCAATTACACGTTTCCCGGGACAAGGTTTATTCGTATTCGGTCAACGTACCCTACAAAGCTATGCAAGTGCATTAGATCGCGTTAACGTTAGCCGCTTAATTGCTTACTTACGTGAACGTTTTGATCCGTTAGCTCGTCCGTTTATCTTCGAACCAAACGATCAAATTACTCGTGCTAATGCTAAACAAGTTTTCGATGGCTTCTTAGGTGATTTATTATCCAAGCGTGCTATCTATGACTTTATCGTTGTTTGCGACGAAACAAACAACACACCTGCCAGAATCGACAGAAATGAATTATGGATTGATGTTGCTATTGAACCAGTCAAAGCAGCAGAATTTATTTACATTCCGATTCGAGTAGTCAACACAGGCGAGTTATCCGCTTGATAAATAATATAGCCTAAGGAGACTAAGAGATGGCAGATTTAACACAATTTGGAGTTCCAACAACCGGCACTAATGCTATGGTTATGCCGAAACTCCAGTATAGATTCAGAGTAAACATGTATGGCTTTGGTCTTAACAGCGGCAGCACAGTTGATTTTACACAAAACGTAGTTAGTGTCACACGCCCAAGCGTAACACACGACGAAATTACGTTAGATGCGTATAACAGCCGTGCTTATGTTGCAGGCAAGCATACATGGGAGCCTATTACAATTACTTTACGTGATGACATGAACAACGCCGTTAACAGACACGTTGCAAGTCAATTACAAAAGCAATTAAATCATGGTCGCCAAAGTGCCCCAGCAGCAGCTACTGATTACAAGTTTGGTTTAGTAATCGAACAATTAGACGGTAGTCAACCGGGGGTTGTTTTAGAAACTTGGAGTTTAAACGGATGCTTTATCCAAAACGTAAACTATGGTGAAAACAACTATGCGACTAGCGATGTAATGCAAATTACACTACAGATCCGTTATGACAACGCAGATATCCATAGCGAAGCATTAACAGCGGCTACAGAATCTGGTGCATTAACATCCGGTTTGTTAGGTAACAACGCAATCGGTAACGCTGTATAAGGAATAACACATGGCGGCATTAACTGACGCTATGAAATGGTATAGTTTAGGCGGGCAAAAAACAGCCCGTCTAAAATATCATTTTAAAGTTGAATTTTTTAGCAGTGGATATACAGAGAAACTTGGAGGGGCTTCTGCCCCTGCTCGTATGATATTTGATTCGGTTAGAACAATAGAATTACCGAAATATACAATAGAAACAGAAGTAGCAAATGCGTACAACGTTAGGCAGTTAGTACCTACTAAAATTATTTTCGAACCAATTAGCATTTCGTTTAATGACACACTTGATAACAGGTTCCAAAAGTTTATTACAGCTTACATGGGTATTATTAGTGGTAGTTTTACAAAATTAGACAAAAGCGTTAGAAAAGGTTTTGATGACTTTGGTCTTAAATTGTTAGATACTAATAAAGATTGCCCTATAGATAGAATCGAAATCACAAGATTTTATGGAGCAGATTTAGACGCTAATAACTTAAAAAATAAAAGTAAGATAACACTTTGGCGTCCAAAGATTATCGACGTGCAGCACGACACGTTAGATTATAGTGCAAGCGAAGCAGTTACATGGCAATTAAGTTTACGTTATGAAAGCGTAACCTACGAGGAAGATTCTACTCCTGCACCCAGTGAATTGCGCACACAAGAAGAAATAAATTACTCTAAGAGTTTAGGAGACTTTGCGGGATGAGTATCGAAACAGCACAATTCGATTTGGTATATGGGCGTTTATTGAAAATAGGAATAAGTGTTGACCGTGCTCGTTTAATGGCCAAATCTTTAATAGATACAAGTAAATCATTGGGGCAAGACGTAAATGATCTATTACGCAACATCGATGCAAATGGCTTG